TGGCGGCAGCAGTTGGAGATCCTGCGAAGTTATGACGCCGCAGGGTTTGGCCGACTGAACGCCGGCTGGCGGGTCCATAACGAAAGCGCAGAACTGACAGACCGGAACAGCCGCGACGTGGTGCGCGCCCGCGCCAGGGACCTGGAACGCAATAGCGACATTGCCCAGGCCATTCTCTACGCCTACAAGCGCAACGTGGTGGGCAAGGGCTACACCCTGCGGGCCAAGACCGGGGACGACGCCCTAAACAAGGAAATTGAACTGGCGTGGAAACGCTGGTGCAAGGCCCGAAACTGCGACGTGACCGGGGAACAGTCTTTCAACCAAATGCTGCGAATGGCTATTGACCGCAAGAAAGTGGACGGCGGCCTGTTGTTCCTGTTCCGGTACACCGAGGGCGGCGTGGTCCCGTTCAAACTCCAGGCCCTGGAGGTTGACGAACTGGACACCAACCAGACCACCCCGCGCCACCAAGGAAACCGCGTCGTGGGCGGCATTGAATACAACCGCAACCGCAGGCCCGTGGGCTACTGGATCCGCCAGTATGACATTGAGGGCTGGCAGCAGTTAGATCCCGTTTACATCGACGCCAAGGACGTGTATTTCTTCAAGACGAAGCGGCGCCCCAGCCAGCTGCGTGAAATGTCCGACATGGCCCCGACGATCACCAGAGTGCGCGACACAAACGAGTTTATAACCGCTGTGTCCGTCAAGGAACGGATCGCCGCCTGTCTGGCTGTCTTTATCAAGCGGGCCGTGCCTGCCGGCGGTTTCGGACGCGGAGGTGTGCGGACCGAGGCGGGAATGGACTATGAGGGCAAGAAACTGACCCCCGGCATGATCCAAAGCCTGGGCGCCGGCGACGAAATCCAGGTGGTGGATCCCAAGAGCGCGGGATCCGACGCCACCACATTCCTGAAAACCCAGCAGGGCCTTATTGCTGCCGGCCAGGGTTTGAGTTATGAGGCCGTCAGCCGTGACATGACTGGCGCCACCTATTCCTCCGCAAGACAGAACGCCGTGGAGGATGAAAACACCTATTCCGAGGACGTGGAACTTTTAACCGATTTCATGTCCGAGGTTTACGAGGCGTTTGTGATCTCTGGTTATCTCTGCGGGCTTTTCAAAATGCCCGGTTTTTGGGATAAAAGGGCGGACTTTCTGGAACATTCCTGGGTCAAAACACCGAAAAAGTGGATTGACCCCACCAAGGAAAGCACCGCCGACAAGACCGCCCTGCAGACCGGCCAAAAGACGTTCCAGGACGTTGCGGCGGAGCATGGCAAGGACTGGAAAGAAGCTGTTGACGAAATGGCGGAAGTCCTGAAATATGGCCGCGAACGCGGCATTGAGATGGGAGGTGTGATTTTTGGAAATGGAACGACAGCAGCCCAGCAGAACACCGGAACAGCCGAACCGGGCGACGGATAAGAACCAGGGCACCCGCGCCATGGGCCAGATCATGGTCCGAGAGGCGGAGGCCCAGGACAGCCGGCGCCGGACAATCAGCTTTTCCAGCGAGGAACCATACCGCCGCTGGTTTGGTATGGAGATCCTGGACCACGCGGACAATGCGGTGGATCTGTCCCGCCTGAACGAGGTGGGCGTACTCTTGTTTAACCACAAGACGGATTATGTGGTGGGCAAGGTGATCCGCGCATGGGTGGAGGACCACCGAGGCATGGCGGAGGTGGAGTTTGACACCGACGACGACGCCGAAAAGATTTTCGGCAAAGTGCAGTCCGGCACCCTGAAAACCACGTCCGTCCGGTATTCGGTGGACGCCTGGGAGGAAGTGGTGGCCGGCAAGACCAGCGCAGACGGGCGCTATACTGGCCCTTGCCAGATTGCCCGCAAGTGGACCCCGCTGGAGGTGTCCATTGTTTCCGTCCCTGCGGACGCCACCGTGGGCGTTGGCAGATCGGACGGCCAAGAGGGCGCCCCCCTATCTTTCGCAATCACAACGTATGAGCGACAAATCCAGGTCAACAAAAACAAGAACAAGTTTGGAGGTAAGTAAAAATGACCATTCAGGAAATGATCGCCCGTCAGCAGGCTATCGTCAGCGGCGCCCGCGCTGCTGGCCGCGACCTGACGGCGGAGGAACAGACCGAGTTTGACAACCTGCAGCGACAGATCGACGCTGACGGCGGCAATGGTGCCGGCGCCGGTGACCCTGCCCCTGCCGACGGCGGCGCCCGTGGCGCCGGCGATCCCGCCCCCTCTGGCGACGACAACGGCCAGCGCGCCGTTGCGGAGGAGCGCCAGCGGATTAGCGACATTATGGCCCTGTGCCGCGAAACCGGCATGGAGCCTGACCAGCATATCAGAAACGGCGACAGCCTGGACACCGTGCGCGCCGCTGCCGTGACCCACCTGATCCAGCACGGCGCCCCCGTGCGTGGACGCATGAACGGCGACCAGGGCGACAACTTCCGCGCTGCTGCTGTTGACGCCGTACTCATGCGCGCCGGCGTCACCGTGGAAAACCCCACCGAGGGCGTGGAGCAGTTCCGTGGCATGAGCCTGCGCGATCTGGCCATTGAGTGCATGGCCCGCGACGGCGTGGGCAGCACCACCAGCCTGCTGCGTATGGGCAAGGACGATCTTTGGAACATGGCCCAGCGCCAGTTCTTTAGCCCCACCGCAGCGTTTCCCGCAATCCTGGACAACGCCATTAAAAAGTCCATTGAACACCTGTACGCCCATGTACCCACCACTTTCCAGCTGTGGACAAGCAAGGGCAGCCTGACCGATTTTAAGCCCACCAAGGATCATTCCTACCTGGTAGGCGGCGCCGGTGAGTTTCTGCGCGTCGGTGAAAACGGCGAACTGAAGCACGACACCCCCAAGAGCGAACTTCTGCCCCAGCGCAAGATTGACACCTTTGGCCGTCAGTTCAGCATGACCCGCCAGGCGTTCATTAACGACGACATTGGTTTTATTACCGAGGTCCCCGGAATGTATGCCGCCAGCGCCAAGCGCACGATCAACAAGCAGGTTTACAAGATCCTGATGGACAACCCTGCCATTTTCGACGGTGTGCCCCTGTTTGACGCCGCCCATGGCAACCTGATCGCCAACGGCAGCAAGCCGTCCAACGAGGCGATCCAGGCCATGATGATGAAAATGCTGCTGCAGAAAGATCCCTTTGGTGAGGCCATCATGGTCCAGCCTGCCCATATCATCGTCCCCGTGGGCTATAAGTTCCTTATGACCACGATCCTGTCCAGCCCCACCATCAACACCGAGGGCAACACCCAGGCGGTCAACCCTCTGTACCAGTATCGTGAGCAGCTGAACATTGTGGAGGACGGCACCCTGAACGGCCTGGCTGGTGAGGGCAACCCCGTTCCCTGGTTCATGGCTGGCGATAAGACCTATGCCAAGAGCCTGCAGGTTGACTACCTGAACGGCCAGGAAACCCCCACCATTCGCCGCAGCGAGGTCCCCGGACAGCTGGGCTTTGTCTGGGACATTTGGCTGGACTGGGGTATCACCGCTGTGGACTTCCGTGGCATTGCCAAGAACCCCGGCGTTGTTATCGAAAATCTGTAAAGGAGGTAAGGACAGATGAACGCAAAATATTGGCAGAAAGGCGAAACCCTGGACTACACCCCCACCGAGGCCGTGAAAAACGGCGCCGTGGTAAGTCTGGGAACCCGGATCGGCATTGCTGGTTCCGACATTGCGGCCAATGAGCAGGGCCAGATCCACGTCGTTGGCGTTTTTGAAATGGCCAAGGACGGCGCAGAGATCGCCCTGGGCGCCGCTGTCTACTACAACGAGGCCAACGACCAGATCACCGCAACCGCCGACGGCGCCGTGCCTGCTGGCTACGCTGTGCAGGCCGCCAAGGCAGCGGACACCACTGTGCTGGTCAAGCTGCTGGGTTAATTCGGCGGAGGTGCGAACATGGAAAGGTTGATCGCAAAGCGCGCGGTCCTGTATCAGGGCCGCCAGTATGAGCCGGGCGAAGTGCTGCCCGCATACGACACCATTATGGTGGACGCCTGGTTGCGCGCCGGCAGCGCCGAAATGGTGAGCGACGCCAAGCCGGAAGAAATCCCGGCGGGCGACGATAACGGCCAGAACGGCCAGAACGGCCAGAACGGCCAGGACGGCCTCCAGAACGGCCAGAATGGCCAGGAGGGAACCGAGGACACCCAGGACAGCCAGGACGCCGAAAACGGCACCAAAGACGGCCAGGGCGACCAGGAAATGGTAGAGGGCCACCTGGACCCTGCCCAGCTGGAGAGCATGAGCAAGGAGGACCTGGTGGCACTGGCCAAGGACATGGGCGTGGAACTGCCCAGAGGCGCAGCCAAGGCCCTGATCGTTGAGAAACTGGCCGCCGTAACCGTGCAGGCCCCTGTAAACGACGGGAGCGCCCAGTGATGGGCGCCCCCACGTTCAAGGATCTGGTGGCGGCGGACGTTTCCAACGTGTTCCTGAACCTCCAGGAGTTTGCGGAGATCCGCCTGATCAACGGAAAGCAAATGCCCGTTGTGGTGGACGACAACGAACTGCTGGAGCGGGACAAGGCCACGGCCCTGGGCGCCCAGCTGGCCGGAACCTATAAGGCCCGGCGGCTGATCTATGTTTCCAAGGCTGATTTTGGCCCGCGTCCAGCCCAGGACGCAATGCTGACCATGGGCACCAAGGAATACAGGGTAAAGTCCTGCACCGAGGAGGCCGGGATCCTGGCCATTGAACTGGAGGCGGTGAGATCGTGAGCAAGGAAACGCTTGTTATGATCGACACCGACCAAGAGATCACAAAGATCGTGCAGAAAATGAAACGCCTGCATGATCAGCTGGGCGCCCCGGAAGTTTTCAGAAAAGCCCTGAATGACACGGGCCGAAAGGTCCGAAAGCAGATCATAAAGGACGCCAAAGGCCGGTATGCACTTTCCAACAAAAAGGTGCTGACCGACAAGAGCAAGGGCGGCCCAGAACTGCTGACGGCCTCCAAGTCCAACCTGACGGCCACGATCAGATCCAGAGGACCCATGCAAGATATTATGACGTTTATGACCAGGCCGAACACCGACACCGGAGCGGCGGCGGCCAAAGTCCTGAACGCCAGTTCCATGAAAGAACTGCAGACAGGCGACCTAAAGGCGTTTGTGGCGCAGTTCGCCAGTGGCCATGTGGCCATTGTGCGCCGAACAGGCCCGGCCCGCCTGCCGGTCAAAAAGCTGCTGTCCCCCTCCGTTCCCCATATGTTGAACAATGAGGAGATCCGAGAAAAGGCGGCGGCCATGACATACGACCTGCTGCAGGCCGAAATTGAGAAGCACATAGCAAAGGTTTTAGGAAACGCGGCATAAAAAAGCGGCGGCCACACGGCCACCGCAAAGGTTTAGGCATTATAAAAATCGTCGCTGGTATATCCCATTTGTATGGCCAGGAAATAAATATGCTTGCACGGGCGCCCGCGTTTGTCAAAGTCCGGGCAGGTACATTCATCCAGGCTTGTCATGTAACTGTCAGAACTGGATCCCCGCACCTCTGCAAATCCAGTCTGGGAGTTATAGGACAGAATGGCCATGCCCTGGTGGGCGGCCTTTTCAAACCGTTCAAGCTGCGCCTGGCCGTCGTGAACTTTAGCGTTCCAACTGCCAAAGGTATGGCAACCGGCGCAGGGTTTCCCGTCGAAGCGCAAAAACGTCTTTTTCGGCTGGATCCTTTTAGGGAGCCACAAGACCAGCGCCAGGCCAATGGCGATTAAAGCAACGCCGGCGACAGGCGACGCAAGCGCAAGGGTGACACCCTCCAACGCCAGGATCACGCCCACGACCCTGGACAAAATGCGCTTTCCCTGCGGGTTTGAAAGCTGGTAAATGGCGCCGTTCTCTGTCACGACGGTGGAATGTTTAGACTTTCCCATTTTTGTGCCCTCCATTGCTGACTATTTACACACTTTGCTGATTATTCCCACAACGGTGATTATACGTCACAAACCGAAACTTTGCAAGGGGGCGTTTACCGAGTGACACAAGAAAACCTTATGGACGCCGTAAAGGAGGACCTGGAGGACCTTTTCGGGGACTTCAAGCTGACCAACTCCCTGGGTGTCGAGCGGGTGGTGCGCGTGTTTACCCAGGATCTCCCGATCCGCGAGGGTGACGACGAAGAAACAGACCCGGAGGCGCCGCCGGAACCTTATGTGCTGGTCCGCCTGCAAGAGGGCGAACTGCCCGGAAATGGCGAAAGCCAAACCGTCAGCGTGGTGCTGGTCATTTGTGTGCATGACCGCGACCCGAACCGGCAGGGCTACCGGGACACCCTCCACATCGTCAACGAGATCATGCTGCGATATGGAGCCTGCGACATTGTGGGCGGGCGCTATCAGGTGCAGTACCCGATTAAGTGGGCGACCCAGGAGGACGACACCCACCCGTATTATTTCGCCGCCATGGCGCTGAATTTTGAGGCGTCGGCCATCTTCAAGGAGGTGCCAGAAACATAATGGCAAAGACCAAAAGCACCGAGCAGACCACCGGAACGGTGGTTTATTGCGGCCCCACCGTCCCCGGTGTGGCCAAACAGTACACGTTTTACACCAACGGGATCACGGCGCCCCTTGCGGCGGCCATTGAGAAATACCCGCCCATGGGCGGCCTGGTGATCCCTCTGGACCAACTGCCGGAGGCCATGAAAAAGCTGAACGGCCAGTATGGCCACATTTACCGCCTGTTCCGTCTGGTGCAGGCGAAACTCTAACAGGAGGTAAACAAAAATGGCATACAAACATGGCGTGTATAATTCCGAAATCGACACCAGCCTGGCCACCCCGATCCAGGGCAGCGCAGGCCTGCAGGTCATTTTCGGCACCGCGCCCATTCACCTGTCCAAGGATCCCGCAAAGGCCGCCAACAACCCTATGCTGTGTTACAGCTTTAAGGAGTGCCAGCAGGCCGTGGGCTATTCCGACGACTTCAAGCGTTTCACCCTCTGCCAGTCCATTGACGCCTGTTTCCGCGTGTTCAATGTCGCCCCCATTATCCTGGTGAACGTGCTGGAC